TGCCGCGTAAATGCGGGTGCAGGACGACGCGAGGAAATACCCGGCAGACGCACAGGTTTGATCCGTCCACCCAAAAACCGGAACGCGCTTGGCGATCTGGGCGATCATGTCTGCGCACTCGGGAAGCCCTTCGCATGAACCACCCGGAGTGTCGAACTCGATGAACAGCCCCTGCACCTTGGCCTCCTCGGCGGCCTCAAGGTCTTCCTCAAGCCACTCGTAATCGTACCCGCCGCAGATGGCTTCGAGCTTGCTGATGCCCTTGGCCATTACTCCGCTAATGCAGATGTGCCCGATGCCGTTCCCGTCGATCTCGAACGGCGTGCGCTCGTTGCCGTATTCGCTGAGGTCGGGCATTTCGGCGCGGGTCATCTTGCTGGCGATCAACTGAGCGACCGCAGCCTGTCCACCGGCTTCGAGCGCCCAGGGCCGGCAGTTGATTTTGGAAAGAACTCGGGTCAATTTCATAGGGTAGGCTCTCCGGTGGAGACGTTGCCGTTGGGCGTCAGGGTCACGAACATGTCCATCGAAAGCCCGCTGCGTTCCATGCGTTCGCGGATTGCCAAAGCTTCCTTTTCCTTAAGGTCAAGATGCTGTTCAAGCGTCCGGCCATGCGAGGCGCTTACGATGTCGGTCATCGTGGTCAGCCCGCCACGGTAAGCGGCCAAGGTAGCGGCGTCGAAGTATCCTTGGTCAACGGTCAGGATCGCGGGCTTGGTTACGCCCCACTTTAGGAACCCGCCGTTTTCGCCTCGGTATTTTGGAAGCGCCCCTGCCTTGATGGCTTTGGAAACTGCGTACCCGAGGCGGCGCCGGCACGAGGTCGCCAGCAGGTGTTGCGTGCGTGCAATGTTGCGGTTCACCTTCTCGACCACCAATCGCGTGTTGGCCCCGGTGCCTTCCGGGCGCCAAAAAAACTCAGGATCAAAGCCCGCGCCAAGCATAGCGTTGCGAAGCAAGCGCTCAATAAATGCCTCAGTCTGAGGGGTTGGCGTTTCATTTTTGAGCTGTGAAATCTTCTCCCCTGCACCGGCTTGGAAATACATCGTCGTGCCTGCCATGCGTTCTTCCACCCGCAGCCCGCTTTGACGCGGCCCAGGGTAATCATCGACGGCGAAAGCGTTCTCGGTCGGGTCGGCCATGCCCATCTGGTTCTCAATGATCAACCCGATGGTGGTTGCCATCTCAACAGCCTGCCGCAGGTTGTTGTTAAGGTTGAGCACTGAGCGCAGGTCGCGGATTGAAGCGGCGAACGCGGAGAACCCGCGGCTCTGATCAGGCGCGAGGCTTTCCATGTCGAGTTGCATCGACTGCGCAGAAACCCAGCGATCTTGCTCCTCGGTGTCGCCAAGAAGCAGGTATGCCACCGGGCGCCCCGCCTCGTTTTTGACGACGCCGTTGGTCATCCGCAGACCCTTGTAAGGCCCGTCCTTGAGGATGTCGCCCTGGTTGCGGCTGCCGATGGCGTGCCAAGGAATCTGTTGAAGCTGCGCCGTCTTGCCGTCAGCGGACTCGGTGAACAGCGTCCCAATGTCACCGTCGCGCTTGCGGGCGATCACCTCGCGGATGAGCCCATGCTGCCATGTCACGCCGTCGGCGTAAGCGATTTGACACCACTCGTGAAGGTACTCTTCGGCGAGGCGGCCCCAGTCTTTATCCTGCCCGAGAAACACGGGCGAAAACGATGACCCAACAACGTACTGCGCGAACCCATTCACAGCGCCTGTTACGGCCCCGTAATTCCAGTAAAGACGATTCGCAGCGCTGTTGATGGTCTTCCACTCGCTGACGTTGATTTCCTTGTCGATCGGCCTGACGTGCTGCGGCCAATACGGGCGTTCACCCCACCAACCGCCCTCGGCCAACCGCATGTTCTGATAGCGGTTGTACTCGGCTCGGGGAGTCAACTCCTTGCCCTTGAACAGGCTAGTAATTTTGTCGAGTAGACTCATAGGAAGCGAACGGTGGTTCTAGTTGTCGGGCCTTGCCAGCAGTTGGCTTTGTGGTCGATTGCGAGCTGCGCGAACTGAGCCACTTCGAGAGGCGAAAGCATAGTCGGCACGGCGAAGCTGAAAGCGGAACCGTTGACGCTTGACGACACCAGTAGACCGTTGCCCGAGAGCGTCGAGGTAAAGTTACCGTCGCGAATTGATCGGAGTTCGGCTACGTCGCGCTCCATAAAGATGGCGACGATTAAACGGTTGCTGCGCATACTATTGTCTGACCAGTAAACAGGCAACGCCGCCAGAGTTGCCCCTGACGGCGCCTGTGTGCCATCCGTACCCTTCCGGGCCAGATGGTTGAAAGATACCCCACCGCCCCCGGTTTGTCAAAAGTGGTGGCGCCGTTTATTGTCCTCCCTTTCGTGCCACAAACTTTTCCAAAGCGGCTTGGGTGAACCGGACAGTTCGCGGGCCAAAGCGGACGGCTTCAAGTTCTCCGAGGCGAGCCCACTTGAGGACGGTTTGCCAGTTCACTTCGAGTCGGCTTGCGACATCGTGCTTGGTCAGGAGGGCGTTGGGGTCAGCCTGAAGGCGTTCCGGGTTCGCCGTGACTTTACGCACCAGAAAGTTAGTGCGTGTTTTCTTTTGGTTTTTATTTATATTTAACATATCACCTTTTGTTTATTCCAAAGTCGGATCTGGAAGCAATCGCAAAAAGTGAGCCGCAGCCACCTGCATGACCTCGCAATCCCACAGGTGGTTGTGCCGATAGATTTTGACGTACTGTTGCGTAACGGCCTTGGTGATTTTGTTCACGACGTCACGCTTCACCTCGGAGTTCATCTGCTTCTGCCAGTCATCCGAAACGTCGCTCGGAAAGCTCCAGGTTGGATCACCCACGCTTCGGAGCTGCACCAGCCTGTCCTTGACGATGGTGTTCGACCAGACCACAAGGCGACAGTGCCGACCCGAGGCTGCTGCAACTTTGGAAGGGGGCGAGAAGAACCGGTCAACGCGCTTCCCATTCACCGTGTGCGCAAACCGCTCTTGCGCTGCCCCTTTAAGCGCCGTCCATCCCGAGTTCGGCACCCATCCGCTTTGATTGTACGCGGAAAACTTCGCGCACCATTCGTAGACTTTGCCGCTCTCGTACCCCGAGTCGATGAACACCAGGTTGTCACGGACGCCCATCCGAAGCTGAAGGTCTCGAAGCGTCTCGAAGGTCAGCACCTTGCCCTCCCACAGAAGCATCGACGTTCCATCCGAGCGCCATGCCCGGATCAGCGCCCAAAGGTGGTCTTGCTGCACGTCCACGGTCAGGAGGCGCGCTTGCTCCTGGTCGATCTTTTCGCCGTTCGCAAAATCGGCTTTGCGGTAATCGGCCGAGAGGAGGTTGATGGGCGGCGCCTCGTTATCGTTGACCCAGACTTGAGCCAGGCGTTTTTGCCGGAACTGCCTGAGCGGGTCGATCACACCACGCGCCTTGTCTGTCATGGCTTGAACCCATTGGATGGCAAGATCGGCCCACGGTATCCACCAAACGGCGAGCGCCGAGAAGGTGAACGACAAGTTCCCAGCAACGTAGTTTCCGCCCTCGCCCCTGTACGACCCCCGAGCGGCTAAGGCTCGACGGTGCGCGGTGGTGTCTGGCGTCTCATGCCCGCACTCAGGGCAACGATGCCGCACGGACGCCGCCAGCGCCTGCCAGTCCCAATCGCCGGCCGGCGTCTTGGCCTCGTCGTAAACGATACTTGTCCACAGCAGCTTATGCCACTGGTTGCACGCCGGGCATTCAACACCCCACTCGCGCACCTCGCCCGACGCCCACTCCCTGTCCATGTCATGCACCCCGCCGTCGTCAGCGGTCGAGGTTGCCCATCCCTGAGTCACCATGATGACCTTGGCGTTCCAGCGGTCATGCGTTCGGCGTTTGGCCTCGCCAATCATGCCGGGCTTATACTGCCACGTCTCATCCATGTAGACGTACCGCATGGACTTCTCCTGTAGGCTGGTCATGTTCGCGCCCGCCAAGAAAAGCGCCATGTGCGGAAACATGATCGAGGTCTTGCGCTTCTGGTGGCGGTCCTCGGGGAACAGCCTAGCCACTGGCGGGCAGGCGTTGAAGACTGGCATGAGGCGAGACTCGGCCCACTCCTTAGCGGTGTCATCAGTCGTTCCCACCAGCATCATCGGCCCGGGTTGCTGTGCCACGATCCAGCAGGAGAGGAGTTCCAGGAGCGTGGACTTCCCGCCGCCGGTCGGGGCGCGGACGACGATCTGTTTCACGCGGTCATCCTTCACCGCGCGGATGATGTCGTTCAGCCACGGCGCGGCGTTGCCATCGAACCGCGTCGAGCGTGCCGAGTGCGGAAGCCTGACGTGTTCCTCAAGCCAGTGGATCGGGTCGCCTTGGTATGATGTCACGATCCCCTTGGCGATGCCGTCTTCGAGCGGGGTCATGTCGCTTCCAGCTTGGCCTTGAAACTCGACAGCACCAAGTCGATGCGCGGTTGCAGGCGTTCGCGAACTCCGGCCTCGTCCAGCCCCGCCAGCATCCCGGGGAGGTCGTTCACCAGCTCCATCATCTCGGCGCTGAGTGTGGATCCGATGCGCACACCGGCCTCACGCACCTCGGCGCGGCTGATCAGGTCGCCCCGCACCTCGGCGTTTTGCAGTTCCAGCTTCTCGACCTCCAAGAGCGTCTTGCGGAGCTTGGCGGCTTGGATGTCTTTGGGCTCCTCCTTGTTTCGGCTTGTGCGCCACTCTTCAACCGCCTCCCATGAGGTCATCGGGCATCCAGCTTGAATCCAATGCGTGACGGCCACCCGCGAGACGTTGTAACGCTCGGCAATTTTTGCCTGAGTGATAGGCAAATCTTGCCGCTTTGCGTCTGTTAACGGCAATTTTTTCAGTTTGCTCATAGTTTTCTCGCAAAATACGCCGAAAC